CCTAATAGACTTAAAACTTTTTCTTCTCCTAATGTATTAAGACAACCTACTATAGCTGTTTCTAATGTGTCTTTATCTAAACCAGTATTAATATCACTACCAGCGCCACGTATTCTAGATAATAACTCTAGAGCTTTGAGAGCACTGTTAGAGTGACCGTTGTTCTTTGCAAACTCATATTGTTTTTCTAATTCATTTATAACATCTACATCTGTTTCAAGTTGCTGTTCTAGTTCATGTACTCTATCAACAACTTCTTGATTCTGCATAAGACGGTAGCCTTGATTAGCTGCTGATTCAGGAGCATAGCCAGCATTCTTTGCAGCCTCTGTAGCATTACGATGTAGTATGTATGACTGTGCAAACTTTTCTTGTTTTTCATTAAGAGCCATTATCTTTCTCCTACTGTCTCACGATCTATATCATCATGATCAAACTCAGCCCAATATAATTCAAGAGCTTCTCCATCTAATACAGCTTCAAACTGATGATACTCTCCCGGCCCTACTGTAGTCCACTCTCCTTCTTTAATAAATGTTTCATCTACAAGATCATAATTATTTTTCCATACTCTAATAATTAATTCACCTTTAGTAACATAGAATCCATTCCACTTATACTTGTGTTTATGTTTACTACATTTACTACCTTTATTAAATTTTATATGATGAAATTCAAATACACCGTTCTTAAATATAGAACAAGTTTCACCCCAAACTTTTCCTGCCTTCATAATACTTTCTTTTCAATTATTTTTAGTGTTATATCTTTTCTTCGTTCAATAGAGTTATACAATTTTTCTATAGCTTCGTTATCATTGTTACCATGAACATGTACAACATAAGGTTTTTTATACATTTCAGCTTTAACTTCAATTAAATATTTTATTTTATTCAATTAATTTTCATATTGTTTCTAGCTACACCCTTCCACTTTTCTGCTGTTCTCATACCACCAAGTCCTAGTAATGCAAGAACTAAACTTGTAAGCTCACCTGTTTCTAGTATAGGTAGTGTAACCATTGGATACCAAGTTAAAATAATCCATGATGCTATAGGTGCAAGTATGAACTGCCAACCAAGAGCAAATGCACAGATCCACATGATAGCAGGTCTAGCTCCTGAAACAAATATAGAAGGATGTTTAGCTTGTTCTATATTAGCCTGTGCTTGAGCAAGATCAAGACTAATCATCTTTTGTTTTAGTTCAGCATTTAGTTTTGTCTTGAGATCTTTATCTTCTACAAACTTATCAAGAACTTTACCAGCTACACCTATAACACTGTCTGCTATTCCTAACATTATGTTACTCCTTATATCTCATAGTCTAAAAGTATTTCTTCATTCTTTACTATTTTTCTAGATGTTAGTATATTATAAATTAGATAATCATCCCACTCTTGTGATATAACTAGATAACAATTTGGATTATCTGAATGATTTATAAAACCACCTAGAGGTGTTCTTATATAACCTATAATCATAGGATATTTAATATGAGTAGAACCTAAATCTGTTTTAGATTTAATATTTTCTTTAGCAAAAATACCATGACCATGTATAGGACTTTCTTTAATCTCCACATTACTAGGTAATGGATCATAATAAAATCTATTATATTTTAATACAGTCAATTAATCCCACCTTTGTAATTCTGATTCATAATCTTTTTTAGGAGCTATCTTTAACGGTATTATTGTTGGTCTTGGTATTATTTTATATGAGTTTAAACGATACTTATCATTATTTTTATCATCAGCATAAACGTAGATAGTTAGATACGGATAGTCTACTGATATTCTAGCAATAAATTGTAGCCATTCTTCTACAGGATAGAGAGATACATGTACATTCTCACCATTAGGAAAATGTTTCATTGCAGGTAGACAACATATATTGAGAAATACTACATTAGTAGAGTAGTTTAATATCTCTTTAATAACCCAAGCTAGATCTTGATATGGTACATGTTCTAAAACATCTGTGTTTACTACAATATCATAAACTCCAGTTGGTAATTTATTATGTTCTTCTTCACCGGGATCATAAAGAGTAATATCTTTTATACCCCAAAACTCATGTATTGGTGTATCTAAGAAACCAGAATCAGGAACAGTACGAAACTTATCTGTGTAAGGATGTCCTTTACCACAACCATAATCTAATAAAGTTTCACAACCATGCTTCTCAATTATTTGTTTAATTGGGCCAGCAAATCTTACTAGACTTCTACCATTAAACATACCCTCATTAAGTGAGTGCATCTGTTCATATTGTTTTAGTAAATCTTTGTATCTTTGAGATGGGTTATCTCTACTATATTGTTCTTTATATTCAATCATAATATCCTGCAAACGGTGGACGTTTCTCCTTACTCTTTTTAATATCCCATAAAGCAGAGATCATTGTATTTTTACCATGAAGTTCTAATACACCTTCAAGGCCGGGATCTTCAAATACTTTCTCACAGTCTTGAGCCATAGCTAAAAGCTCACCTGTAGTCCAGTATGTAGTATCTCCTACATTAACTTGTATATATTTAGGTTTAGGTGTTTCACCACCCTCTATATCACCTGTAGTTTCTGTTCTCTCTTCTGCTGTTGGTTCTTCACGGCAACAGTCATAACCAAAGAGATGTATTTCTCTGAAGCCCATTGTGTGCATCAAACCTATACCACGCATAGCTGCACAAGTACCACCTGTAATTAACGTAGCTCCTTGTGGTATACCTAACTCTTCATTAAGCTGTACAGTTTGATTAACTATCTGTGTGCCTCGTTCCTGTTCTTTTCTCATGAAGTCTGTAAAAGCATGCCAACCCCATATTTTAGCATTACTATCTTTGATATGTTTAGTAACAGATGGGTCTGTCATAGATGCAACAAAGAATAAAGTATCTTTATCTATATCTTTAAACAAATCTTTACGCACAATATTATGTGTGCTCTTACCTTCTATTGAACGAGGATCAAGAACAATACATCCCCAAGGTTTTATACCATGTTTTAATAAATTAGGGTAAGCATGTTTAACAGTTAGTATTTTAGGTCTAATACCTTTCTCTAATTGTTTATGTATAAACTCTTTTAGTTCTGCATAATTTAAATATGGACCAGCAGATACAACAATACCTATTTCTCTGTGAGATGGATGTTTAGAAATCCATTTATCTTTACCTACGAGTTTTAGATTTGTTTGTATATTACTTATAATATAATCTTTAGGCACACAATCTCTAGGATGCACTACTATAGGTACACGTTTAACATCCTCTGGTATATCTTTTAAATCAGGATCATGAAGGAAGACAACTAGATGTGTAGTACCACCACCAAGAACTCTATCGCTAGATGGTAGCACATACTTTCTTGTTGTAGAATTATCATCAAAGGTATGCCAACCATCCACATCTGGAACTTCATCTGATTTTACTTTTTTTGTAGGCACAGATTTGAAGACATCATTAACACCTCTATAAATAGCAGGAGGCATTTCTTCTGCTTCATCTTTTGTAAAGTAATGATCAGCAACAACGATAGGAATATTTTTTAAACATAGATATTCATGGGCTACAGTATCGTAGCTATTACCACTACCAATGAGAGCAAAATCAATACTGTTATTTTCTTTACTATTAAGTACATCTTTTACATCACCTTTAATTAATTTAAAAGTAAACTCTTTACCTCTTTCTTTTTTAACAAACTCTTTAAACTCTTCTAGTCTAGCTGTTACAGCAGCTAAAGTATTATGAGCTTTAGAATTAAATTCTTCTTGATCTATCTCTGATGTAGCATCTTCAAATAAATCATAACCAATGTAGTGTACTTTATCTGACTTTTCAAATATAGCAAGAGCCATCTCTATAGCCCTACCACCATTCCATGTACCTGTTTCTAAAACAGTCTGTGGTTTATAGTGTCTAATAATATCTGCAAGTTGTTTGTATCTTCCCGGTAATATATCTGGTGATGTTTCTTTATCAGATAGAGGAACTATTCTATTACCTTTAGCATCTCGTAGTTTTCTAGATGCTGGATCACGTAAATCTACAAATAAATTATTTAGTACCCCAATACTATTTTCTGTAAATAGTTTATAGTTTAATCCTCGTGCTTGATATAAAGGTAAGATAGAACCTAGTATAAAATTAAATCCCCACTCTCTATAATTTGTAAACCTGTCTGTAATATACGCTCCCTTTATATCAGCAAGAAGTTCTACTACAGGTTGGCTCTGTAAATTAAAAGCAGCAAAATGATTTCTATGTTCAACTAAAGCTAGAGACAATGCATTATTATCGTCACTAAAAATAGTCTTTAAACTATTTAATCTTACATCTCTTACTGTGCAACAGTTTACATCTAACCAAAATAACCAAGAATCATTATCATTAAATGCTTGTTCACTTATAGAAAATAATTTAGGTGCTTCTGATATTACATCAATAATAGTATTATATTCTACACTACCACCCTCTGTACCATCATGAGTTTTATTACGCTCCATAAACTCAGAGAAGCCATCTATATTATTTAAATTATGATAATAAATATTATCTTTATTAGGTAAAGAATAATTAGATATATCTAAATTATAATAATAACAATGAAACTCTATATTAGGTTGCCAGCTTGAGGCAAATTGTTCTATTAGTTTTGATCCATTAATTTTTAAAAGTGTTTCATCAAAACACGTAACTACTTTATATTTCATGAGGTTTTATTTTTCCTGTTCCTGCAAGATGAGTATAATCATAATTCCACTCTGCTGCATACTGACCATCAATTTTTCTATTAGACTTCCAATCTTTAAACCAAGGACCACCTGTAGTAAAGTGTACATTCTTAGCTTCAATTTCAGCAGGTGAGTGATTGTCCAACCAATTCCATTCTTCATGTATAGAACCAATGTCAGCTTCTTTATCTGGCAACCAACTAAAAGCATGAAGCCATTGTCCTGTTTGAGAATTAACAACTTGTGGTGTTAGTCTTTTATTATAAGGATGACTACAATTCCAAAGAATAAAACTAGACCAGTTTTTTCTACGATAGTTTTGTTGTACTCTACCATCCATTTTAATACCATCACCCGGTTCATACTTATGTTTTACACAATATAAAGGAAAGAAGTCATTATTATATTCTTCAAATAATGTATTAAAATCTATACGTGGATACATATCACAATCCATATACAATGCCCAACCTTCATTCATCTGCATAGCTGGTACAAGAAAACGTGTGAAACTAAACTCACTAGAAAAAGGTTTACCATCTATTTGATCAATCATTTGACCATCAACAACGTCATATTTTCTAGTGTATAAACCATTAAGTTCTAAACGATCTTTTCTTATAGGTACTATGCGAATATGTTCTATTGCAGTGCGATCTAATGTAAATTTTAAAACATCATAGGCTACTTGTTCTTTAGGATCATAGCCTATGTAAATTGTATTTGGTCCTTTTTTCATTTACTTTCCTTGTGATATTTTTTTAGCAGCTTGTAATGGTGTTAGTCCTTCAGTGTTAACTAACTTTACAAGTTTATTTAAACCAGCATTGGTTGTTGGTAGTCCATATTTTTTAGCTGCATTATAAAAAACTGTTCCATCAATTTTTGCTGATTGCTTTTTTTTCATTTAATTTTCCTTTCAAATTTATATTATAATATAAAATAGTGCATATGTCAAGAACTTTTTTTATTTTACATTAATTTAAAATATAACTCTGATACTATTGCACTTGCTGTATCAGTAAACAACCCCGGTATTATTGCATGTATAATAAAAAATATTGTAGCAAAAAATAAATAGGGTAAACAACTAAGAACAAATTTAAAGTGCTGCCAGTATGTCATGTTGACATCTTTTAAGTGTTCTTTAGTTCGCCCAAACATCAGACCAGTCTCCTTGCAATGCACCTTTAGCATAGTCTGTAGCTCTGTTCTCAAAGAAGTTTGTATGAGTAGGAGCATTGATCATAGTCTCAACCCAAGGTAGTGGATTAGTTTTAACTTTGTAAATACCTTTCATACCCATAGATATTAATCTACGATCTGCTATATAACGAATATACGTTTTAACTTCTTCAGGTGTAAGTCCATCCACTGCCCCCATTTTAAACGCCAGATCAACAAATTTATCCTCAAGATCAACCATTTTACTCGCAGTACTGTAGATTTCTGATTTTGTTTTGTCATTCCAAACCTCTCTATTTTCTTCTATATAAGTTCTAAAAAGTTTGATCATACCTTCTGCATGTTGTGTCTCATCTACAATAGACCATGTAACTATCTGTCCCATACCTTTCATCTTACCATGTCTAGGAAAGTTTAGTAACATAATAAAAGAAGAGAACAATGCTAGTCCCTCTGTGAAAGCAGAGATAGCTGCAATCTGTAGAGGTATTGGTACGTTTTGTTTTGATACATGATCTTTAAAGAACTCATGCTTATCTCTCATAGCTTCATATTCATTGAACTCATTGTATGTGCTGTCTGGCATACCAAGAGATTCAATAAGATGTGAGTAAGCTGCTACGTGTAATGCTTCTCTTGAACAGAAAGAAGACAGCATCATACGTACCTCTGGTTGTGGAAAATGTGGTAGATAATTTTCTACATAACCACCAGATACATCTATATCTGATTGTGTAAAGAATCTAAATATATTAGTAAGAAAGTATTTCTCTTCTGTGCTTAGTTTGTTTTTCCAATCTTTAACATCTTCAAGCATTGGTACTTCTGTATGTAACCAATGTGATTGCTCATGCTTGAGCCATGCATCATAAGCCCAAGGATAATTAAAAGGTTTAAAGTAATCTCTTTGATCTTGAAGTTTTAATTTATTCATGTTCGCCCCCATTTCCTCTTCCTAAACCACCTACAGATGTAGGAAATAATTTACCAAAAACATTTGGTTTTGTTTTAGCTAACTCAAAAGTAGTAGCTGTTACAAATAAACCTAACAATAAAAGTATATGTGCAATAGCAGATATACCAAATACAAAATATGATCCTAGATAAATACTAAATATAATACACCACATCCATGCTAGTAATTGCATAATCATATGACGCACTACCATACTAGGTATATTACTTAGTGGGTTATATCTATGATCCATTATAGATAACCAACAACTACCTACAAACTTAATCACGTTTCAATACCTCTCTTGTTGTAGTCTTTAGGTAAGCAAAGAAACTGACTTACTTGTGCTCCCTCTATTTCTTTGTAAGAATTTCTAGCAAATTCAAGTAACTCATTAATATTATTAGTTACATATTCATAACACTCTCCTTGTTTTTCAAATACTAATTCCTTATTATCTTTATGACTAACAACAAGAACATTACCTCTGTCATAGTCTTGTAAATTAGGAAAGAACATTACAATTATTATTACTAATTTACTCATCTTTACTTTTCCTTTCTAACATAGAATAACATTCATAGCAAAGTTTTAATCCTTTCCTATCCCATGTAAATTCATATTGATCTCCTGTTACCCAACCTAGTTTACATATGTAACATACATTTTTAAATTCTAAACTATTTACCATGATTAGGGTGAAAATTATAATTTATATTTGCTAGTTCTCTAGCTTTTATCGCCTCTTCTAAAGTATCGTAACGTCCTATATGTTTACAATAGTTACCATTATAAATCTGTGCTCTATATTTTTTTATTCTTTTATCCCAATGTATTCCATTATGTCCAACTTTATTATTTTTTTGAAGTGTTCTGTTTCTATTATTTTCAGAAGGAGTAACATCTCTAAGATTAATAATTCTATTATCAGTTGGATCGTGATTGATATGATCTATTTGATGTTTAGGCCAACAACCATAGTAATGTAGCCAAATCACACGATGTGCTAAGTATCTTTTTCCAAAAATTGAACCTTCTTTATTTCCAATTCTTCCATGTTTTGAGCGATAGTCTTTAGTTTTATAAGTAAATGCTTTTTTATCAGACCACTTAGCGTTCCATTTACGTGCATCAATTTCCTTTTTAAAATATTTTAGAGGTCTTTCTTTCCAAAAAAGATCTCCAGTATCAGGGTTATAATCTAATAAATCTCTAACTATTTCAGAAGTAAGTTCCATAGCAATCTCCTTATCCTTCACAAGCTAGGCACTCATCTCCAGATGCCAATGCTTCCATGTCTAACTCATTAATAATCTGTCGCTCAATCTTACGACTAACTTTGTCAGCCTTACCAATCTTTTCTGAACGACAATAGTACATAGTCTTCAGTCCTTTCTTCCATGCCATGTAGTGTATAGCATGTAGGTATTTAATCTCAGCATCAGGTCTAAAGAATACATTAAGAGATTGTGATTGGTCAATGTATTGTTGTCTATCTGCTGCATGTTCTATAACCCATCGTTGATCTATCTCCATAGCAGTCTTAAATACTTCTTTCTCTTCAGTAGTAAAAGATCTTAGATGTTGTACAGAACCATCGTTAGCTATGATACTAGACCAGATACGTTCATAGTTTAGCTTACTATCTTCTTCACATTTAGTCTTAATAATTTTATCTAAGAATTTGTTTTTATTTAAGAAAGATCCACTAAGAGTATCTTGTCTATAGGCATTAGCTCTCCAAGGTTCTATTGATGGAGAAGTATTACCCATGATAATAGAGCTAGATGCATTAGGTGCAATAGCCATAACATGACTACATCTTAATCCTGTACCCTCTGCATCAGGAGCTTCACCTCTAACTGAAGCTAAGTTTCTATTAGCATAGTCTAAACCTTCTCTAATATGTTTAAACATTCTAATATTATGAGACTTAGCTAATGCACAGTCAAAGGGTATGTTTTTACTTTGTAAATATGCATGGAATCCAAGTGCTCCAACTCCAACTGATCTCTCTCGCTTCGCACTATAACGAGCACGATGAATAGTATCAGGAGCGTTGTCAATAAAACTTTGTAAAACATTGTCTAACATTTCTAATGTATCTGGTAGAAAATCTTTATCTTTAGACCACTCATCAAAGTATTCTAAGTTTACAGAAGACAAACAACATACAGCAGTTCTTTCTTCTGATGTAGGTAGAATAATTTCAGAACATAAATTAGATTGATTTATTTTAAAACCTTTTTGTTTTAACCATGATGGCATTTCATTATTAGACTTATCAATAAAATGTATATAAGGTTCTCCTGTTTGCATACGCATTTCTAATATACGTTGCCACAGTTCTTTAGCAGAAACAATATCCCTTACTTCACTACTGTGCGGATCAACTAGATCCCAACTATCATCAGCAAGTGGATTAATCATACAGTGTTCAAGAACACTCATAAACTTATCTGATATATTAATACCATGATGCATATTGAGACAGCGAAAGTTTTGATCTCCTGTTGGTTTACGCATCTCAAGAAACATAAGTATGTCTGGATGTGATATATCTAGATATGCGGCATAACTACCTCTACGAGTTCTCCCTTGTCTGTATGCCAAGCTTGATGCATCATACATTTTAAGGTGAGGCATGACCCCTGTAGACTTATCGTCAGATGAACGAATACCAAAGCCAACACCAACACCACCACCCAACATTGAAAGCCAGTTTGTTTCACTTAAATTCTCCACTAATCCTTCAGAACTATCGTCAATATAATTAAGATAACAAGAAATAGGAAGCCCACGTTTAGATCGTCCATACGATAAAATTGGTGTTGAATACGAGAGCCAATGTTTTGAAGCGTACTCATATAATCTTTGAGCATGTTTCTTATCAGAACCAAAGCAGCTAGATACATGTGCAAACCTTTCTTGTGGTGAAATTTCATGATCCATCATGTAAGCTTCTTTAAGACGAGTGATCCCTAACTCATCAAAAAGATTATCTCTCTCAGGAGAGATTGTAATATCATCTTTAATCATTTGCCCCTACCATAATACTTTCTTTTCTTTGTAATATAAATCTAAAATCATTTCTGCGTAGTGTATTACTTTCTCTATATCTTTTCTACCCTCTCCTTTTGTACGATGTCTTGTTACATACTTTACAATATTACCTTCACAAAAACTTAAATTATTTTTTTCTATATATTCAACAGGTTGTATAGCACAATTTTTATAATGCTTACCATCTACTTGTTTATCTAATGCTGATTCTTTCAAGTCTTTTGCCTCTCTTAATTTTCTAACTATATACTGATCTCTTGATTCATTTTTAATATTCATCTAATTCTTTCTATAAAAAAGAGTTTAACTTTTTTCTTATATCTGAATTATCTTTTACAGTCACAGCTTTAATTGCAAAAGTTCTTATTGTATTAGGATCAACACCTGCTAGTTCACAGGTATATGTGAAGTTCTCACAGGTAACACCAATAGAAGCAAAGACCCAAGCATTAGCTTGATCTCTCAGCAAAGATGTTTCTACATTTTCATTATCTACTTTAGGTTTAGATAAGTCAAGTAGTGCTCTTAAAATAATTGCTAAGTTTAAACTTCTATCAGGATTCTTTTCTGTTAAATCGTATAACGATTCGTTTTCTTCTAAATCATTTTCCATTTGGCGGTTCTTGTACTGGCCTATAAAATTTACCTCCTACATAATTATTGTAGAAGGCTGGCTCATCTGTTCCTTCTAATGTTGAAGTCAACACATGATTCATTACTTGATAGTAACACTCATAATATTTTAAACTTCTTTTATTTTTACACTCACAAATAATTTCAAACTTAAATGCACGTTTACCTAATTTCTTTATATCTTCATTAAGATATTTACTAGAGCCTGTATATATTCTCCAGTTAGATTCTACCTTTTTTTTATTACGAGTTACGTAATATTGTTTACAACCTATATAAGACTTATTAGTTTTCTTATTAGTTATTTGATAGACAAAACCAAAGTGAACATGTGGTTCTGGTTTTTTATTAAACTTCCAATGCATATACTTCTTCTACATCTGGTTCTCTCACAACCTGTGTTAAAAATTTATTACCCTTTGCATATTTAAATACACGTAATCCTTTACCTTGATTAGAATCTGCCCAACATGTCTGCTTATAATTACAATAGACACAACCAACAGCCAAGCTACGATTACCAGATTTGCCATCAGGTATATCAGTATAACACTTATCAGGCAAGCTATCTTTACCAACAATGTTTTTAAGATGTTTGACCCTTGCTTCTGCATTAATCATATCCATCTGATGTAATTTAGATAAACATATCTCTCCAGTAGATTTATTTATTGCAAGAAATGCAGCAGTATCTATACCATTTGCTTGAGCGTAAGCAGATATTTGAGCGACATATCCAAACGGATCATCTTCTATTAGATTATTTTTTCTAAACTTTTCAAATCCAAAACCACTGGCTGACTTACAGTCAACAAGAACACCATCAATAACAGAGTCTTGGTGTCCAGCTACACCGTCAACATGTACTTCTTTCTGCTGATCTTTAACATCATGTCCTGCAATAGTAGAACATAAAAGTAAAAGTTCTTCTAGAATATAACCATATAAAAACTTTATTCTAGTAGATGGTTTAAGTTGTTCTTCTTCAAGAGGACTATTAATATCTAACCAAATCTTTCTATCTGGTTTACCTATTGCAGAAAGTCTTAAACCTGTTCTATCTTTAGGAACTTCATATAGAAAATCTTTTATATGAACCTTTAGCATTTCACCAAAGGTATCTATATGTTTATCTACTTCTTCTTCATCCATATCTATAGGATCAAGACTGAATAAATTATATATATCTTCTACAAGAGTATCTACAGTTTTCATAATAAATATGGGGGAGTAATGCAGAGAGGAAACACTACTCCCCCACTCCTTAGTTAGAATGGAGCAGATGCTGATGCTTGTACATATCCACCATCAACAGGGGCAAAGTCTTCCTTACTATTTGCATATTCAATAAAATCAACAACCTGAACAGCAGCAAGGTCAGCAGATGTGCCAGACTTACCAGCATAATTCCATTCATAAGGAACTGCTTTTACATTAACAAGACTGCCATTGGCAATCAACTTATCATCCCACAGATTATTCTGCGAGTCTTTAACAATAGGAGCTTTACGTTCACTCCCATCCTTTCTTAGCACCTTTCGTTTAATAGTTACAAAATCACCACGATCATCACCCTTGTTTGTTATTTTAAGATTAGCTCCTTCAATAACAGAACGATTATTATCATCAACCTCAACTTGTATTGACCACACTGGATCAAACTTTGTATTAGGTTCAATGATTGATGCGTAGTGACACTTGCCTGTAATGTAAATTGGATCGTTCATAATATTTTAGTTCTCCGTTTAAATTTCACTGGACTATTCCAGCCTTGATTGTCTAGTAACTTTTAGATAGTAACATAGTATTATTTGATTGTCAAGCACTTTAATGTGTTTCTGCCCAATTATTTCCAACTTTATAATCAGAATCTAAATCACATTTAAAGTTAAATATCTTTTGTGTCTGATACATTGCCTCCTTTGTTAGTTTACAAAACCTTTGTACGTCTGGCTTGGCTACTTCAAATTGGTATTCATCGTGAACAGACGCTACCAACTTAGCATCAAGGCCAGAGTTTCTAACCTTCTCACTTATCTGCACGAGCCATTGCTTACATACTATAGCACCTGCACCTTGAAGTAAAGTGTTTAATGCTGCATGTTCTGATCTAATCTGTAATCTTCTACCATCAAGACCTTTAATAGTACCAGCTTGAGCAGCCTCTGATACATTTGATCTAAGTCTTTTCAAGGCTGGCATGTTAGATAAGAACTTAGATATTAATCTCTGTCCTGTAGAAGCAGAACCACCAACAACCTTACCTATTTTAGCTGGCCCTGCACCATAAAGAAAAGCATAGATAAAAGTCTTAGCTTGATCTCTAGTTTTTAATCCTGCTGCTTTTTGATTAGCAGTATGCACATCACCAGTTAATACCTCTTCTGTAAAATTAGTATCAT